CTTCGGCAAAATGTGCGTTCGGGTCTGGGTTATCAGGGTCATACGGCGTGACACCGGTAGTGATGCCTTTATCCGCTTTGCCCTGCGTCGTCTGTCCCTTGCCCTGCGTCTGTCCTTTGCCCTGTACCGATGCCTGCGCATTAGAAGAGGCTAGGGCTGCGAGAGCGGTAGCCTGCTGAGCAGCATCATCGTCCTCATTGTAACCAAACGGCGTCGGATTGGTGAGTGACGGCTTGCCTTGCGGCGGCCCTTTATCGCCCTTGTTGATTGAATTAACCGTTGGATAGCCACTTTGCTCCATAGGCCCAATCGGCGCGCTCGTTACGACACCTGACGGAACTGCCGGACCTTGGCTAGGTGGGCCAAAAGTGCCGGGCGGTCCCGGTTGTCCCACCGCGACGGTTGGTCCCGGGTCCGGCGCGCCATAAACGCCAGAACCCTTTCCTCCCACCATGCCGGTGGTGGCAGGACTTAGGGAAATGCTGGGAGTAGGCGCAGGCGCCTGTGCTTGCGGTCCTTGTGTCTGGCCTCCGGTCGGCGCACCCGTCGATGAATCCGCTGGTGAGCCTGACGAGGCTACGCTGCCGAGGCCGCCCCAGCCTCCACCACCATCACTGCTGCTGCCGTCGCTCAATCCGCCGCCTGGATTCCAATAGTTGCCGCTATAGCGAGCTGCTAGCAGCGCCGCGACAATAGCATCGCGCTGCATCTCTTCCGGTGTGCGCGTATCAGTAGAAGCCATGGCTCACCTCAGACGTTAATACCCGCGCGTTCGAACAGCGCGGAAATACAGATCAACTCGACATTCGGCTTGACCTTTTGTGAAACCGTCACTTGCACGACCGGCGCGTGGGAAAATCCTGTGCGGCCGATCGAAACCCATTGTGTGTTGCGCACCGCGGGGCGGGTGACGACAGGCTGGTCCCATTGCGCATATTGGACACGCTCGGGAGCTGTCGGCACGGACGGAGGGTTTCCGGTATCTGGTCCCCAATTGCTTTCGTCCCAGGCATCGGTAGGGCCAGGATCAGGCCCCGCGGGCGGCGGCGGCGGGAGCGTTATCACGTAGTCGGTGCATGCTGATAGCTGGGGCTGAAAGGGCTGGCCAGCACTTGAATAGAAGCTTGCTCGCGCCTGTCGCCAATGCGCGGTCTGCGCTGGAGACTGGAACATTTCCCAGCCACCGACCAATGTCGCGGTATACGGCAGCCCATCATCAGTGCCGCCGCGATCGGCCTGCATGATGCGGCCATCCTGCGTGCCAAAATAAAAGTCGTCGCCCATCTTGATGAAACAGGTCGCATCGTAGCCGACGAAACGGCACCACGCGCTCGTGGCTGAATTAACAGCAGCGCAGTACCCTGGCGTGCTTCCAGGCCACGTGACGAAGATGCCGTCGTATTTTTCCCAGTGGCACATCGTCCATGGCCACTGCCTTTTTGAATTTACTTCGTCTCTCCACATTGGCTTGATCGACTTAGTGATCGCCGCCAACTCCATCTGTTCGTAGGTCTTGTTAATACAGGCGCTGACGGGAATGATGCCGGGCACTGTCGCGATCAAGACATCGCCGCCGAGCGCCAGATAGGCGTTCATGCCCATTGGAGGCGCGATGCGATATCTGCCCTCCTGGCGCCAATTGGTGGCGGCGGACGGATCAGAGCCGCTGAATACCAAGACCTCGCCCAGGTCTGTCACGAATATGATTTTATCGTCTGGGCCGTCGCCGCCATCGATACTCCAGGACGTGCAGAATAACAATTTGCCGCCAAGACTTGCCGCGCCGGATAGCGGAATCATCCCCAATGTGCCGCCGACAGCGTTGACTGGCAAATACCACGCATTCATTGAATCCTGTTCGATGAAGAAGTAACGGTTACGATACTTGCAAACGTGAACAAGACCCTTTCCGTGCTCGACCGCTGATCCTACTGGACCTGAAATAAGATCAGCTCCATCAACCGGAACATCCACAACCCAATATGAAGGATTAGCAGTCCGATCGGCTGCGAAAGTGCCGGATGAGGCGGCGACATGTGAGACTGCGCATTTCCACTGCGAGCTGTCCGCCGTGTCGGTGGCCCTGTCATTGATAAGGTAAATGTTGCCATTAACCCAGTCCGGAGGCGGCGTGGAATCGAGCGCGACCCAGTTGGTGCCGTCAAAACGCATCGGAGCGTCACCGCCGTCATTGACCGCGATGCCCCAGTCCCCGCCTTGATTGGACAACTGCGAAAAACAGTAATTGCCGGAACTATGGCCTCGCCGGACCAAAATCGGATCGCCATCGGTCACGCCAGCCGTCACATCGACCAGCCTGTCCTTGTCGGCGGCAAACATTTTTTGATTGAATGCGCTGATATAGGAGAACGCCGAGATCACCGGAGAGCGCGTAGAGAGCGACGCGCTGGTATGATCCCACAGCGCTTTATCCCAATGGGCAACATCCCACAGCGCTTCATATTTATCGAGCGCGTGCAGATCGCAATGCAGGATGCTGCCGCCGCGCAGCGCAGCACCGCGCAGTGTTGGCATCCAATTATCCATGACATTCGCGGCGCCCGGCTGCGTGAATGCCGGGTTCTCGTCCAGGACGAGCCCGCGGATCGGCGCTGGTAGTGTCGTCGTCTCAAATCGCTGCGCGACCTGGGGCGCGACAGCCATGCGGCGGAAAGCTTGATAAGTGCTCATGGCGTCGGCGCGGGCCAGGGATAGGCAACTTGCGCGTTACTGGCAGCGGTGCGGCCAATAAGGATCGGCGCCGGGCTGTCGTGGCCCGCGATCATTGCGAGGGCGTCTTCATAAGTCCCGAGATCCTCCTGGTAAGCCGACCCCTTTTGGGCTTTCCACTGCCAGATGAGGGCTAATTTCAGCACTCGCTCGTCGAGCGCAAAGCTGTCGCTGTCGGACATGAAGCTGTCGCCAATGCCGCCGCTCGCGAGCGTCACGCAATTTTTGTGGACGTAACCGTGAAACGCGGTCTCGGTTTTAGAGAGGACGGGTGCGAAGTTGATCTGGCCCGCAATGATCGTCCACTCGCCCAAGGGGTCGTAGATGTTGCGCGCACGCCGGTTCATCCACTTGTCAAGATCCGGGATGAACCGCATGGGCGACAGATTCGAAGTCGATCGCCACACGTTAGTGGTCACCAGCATACGCTTGTAGTCAGGAGGAAAGTCGAAGGCAGAAGTGGCGCCGTCTCCTTTATAGGTCGCGGTCTTGCGAAACTTCGTCCAGTCCCTGCCGTCATAGGCAATACGCTGCGCCATCTCGTTCGCCAGCGACAGCAGCTCCTGTGCGGTCTGGTTAAAGCTGATGTTGGAAAAGACAGATGACGGCCTTTCCACCCCCACGACGGCACAAACGTCTTGCACGACGGACAGCAGGGTCATGTTATTTGTCCGTTACTGCCATCGCCATGCGGGCAAGCGTCTTGCGCGAGATGTTGCCCTGCGGCGGCTGCCCGGTATTCGCGGTGATGTAGTCGCGCAATTGCTCAGATGTCATGGCGTCGAATTCGCCTTCGGCCTGCTCGTGCCGGAGCCTCAAAGCCGCCATGTCCTCCTCCAGGAGGGCGTTGCGAGAACGTAAGGCCTCCAGCTCCGCTTCGAGACGTTTGTTGGGTGCAGAGCTTTTTGACTCCGTGATGTACTCCTGCGCCCTGTTCTTGAATTCACGTCCGCCTGGGCCGAGGTTCTTCAACTCTTGGCCATCGATCGCCGCTAACTGCTCGACCGTGTAGAGGTTCAACGCTCGCATCTCGGCGCGGCGCGCGTCGGTGAGGAAGGGCGCATGATCGAGTGGCGTGCCGGAAACTGTCTGCGCCACACGCTGCTTAAACTGCCGGAACTGGTGCGCGAAGCGTTCGGCGTAGCTGACCTTGCGCTGCTGACCGGTGACCGGATCACCTGCCCAGTGCGAGAAGAAGGTCGGCGGAAAATGCTTGATGTCCTTGCAGCCGGGCGCCTTGATTTCGCAGACTTCGACATCGTCAAAGATCGGGCGGCCTTCGATAAGCGTCTT